AAGAAGTTGGACCTGCAGAACCACAAAATGGTTCTTACAGGAAAGGCGACATTGTTTGGAATGATAATCCACAACCAACTGGATGGATAGGTTGGGTGTGTATTAGAGATGGAAGTCCAGGAACTTGGAAGCCATTCGGAAATATTTCTAGATAAATGAAAAATTTGTTATTACAAGTTAAATTGTGGAAATACTTTGCCTGGAGTTTTCCATTAATATTTCTAGCGGCGCAGTATCTTTTGCATGTGTTCGGCTTTGATGATATTATGGGACAATTAATTGTAATCGGCGGGGAAATTTTCTTTACAGTAAGTGTAATATGGTGGTGGTGGGCAGTGCATAATATTGCAAATATGATACAGTCTCTAAATAACGCAAATAAAAACTTAGAAAAGGTTGCAGATCAAATAGGTTTGCTAAGAAAAGATCTTAAATGAGAATAGCATGTTTGTTATTGGAAATGGTGAAAGTAGATTAAAAGTAAATCTAGGTAAACTGCCCAGACCTCATGTCGGATGTAATGCTATAATCAGAGATCATTCTGTAGAATATCTAGTTTGTGTTGATAGAAAGATGGTAAAAGAAGCCATTGATAGAAACGCAAATGACTATAGTTTAGTATACACTCGCAACGATTGGTATGATTCTTTCAGGGCAAAACATATACGTAAGGTTCCTAAGTTGCCTTACTTAGGCGAAGAGAGATGGGATGAGCCATTTCAATGGGGTAGTGGTCCATATGCTGTTCTTATTGCAGCAATGTATGCAAAGGAAAAGTATGTTAATTTAATTGGGTTTGATTTGTATAGCAAAGACAAACATATCAATAATGTTTATAAAGACACTGTTAACTACGACAGTGCAAATAAAAGAGCTGTAGATCCTCGATATTGGGTACATCAAATAGGGATGGTGTTTCGATGCTTTCCTAAAATTAAATTTACAATTTATCAGACGCCTGACTGGGTATTACCAAAAGAATGGAAATATCCTAATGTTTCACTTGACAATCTAAATAATTTGTAATATAATAATTACAATATAGGACTTGGCGTCAACCCTAATAATTCTGCCGCCACATATTTTAAATAGGAGAAATATATGGCTTACTACTCAACAAAAACATATGGACACAACATCGGACTTTCAGCAGTATTCCGGCAACCCAACGCAGATCATTCTCACTGCCATTTATTACATGGATATAGTTTAGCATTTAAATTTACATTTGGATGTAGAGATCTTGATAATAAAAACTGGGCTGTAGACTTTGGAGGACTAAAACCTTTGAAGGCTTGGCTCGAAGATAGTTTTGATCATAAAACTTGCATTGATATTGCTGACCCGCACAAAGCTGAGTTTTATCAGTTACAGGATTTAGACCTTTGCGAAGTGAGAGAGTTTGACGGTGTAGGTACAGAAAAGTTTGCAGAACATGCATGGCGCTTTGCAGATCAGTTGGTTAAAGAAATGACAGACGGTCGTTGTTGGTGCGAATCAGTTGAATGTGCAGAGCATGGTGCTAACAGTGCAATCTATACACCCTTTCAAGTACAGAAGATGTCGTTTGTAGATGGCTAAGATTGACAAAACAAAATACACAAAAGATCAATGGAAAGTTATTAAGCATCAAAGAAAGATAGAAAAAAATCTAAAATCTTTATATTCTGCTACAAAAGACACAGAAGAAAAACGTTATATACTTTGCTTAAAACACGGTACAAAGTACAGTGCTGATTACGTTAACAAGCTATACAACAGTGTAAAAAGACACTGTACGCTTCCATTTGAAATGGTGTGTTTAACCGAAGACTCTAGCGGAATAGACAAAAATATAAGAATTTTACCTTTACCTGAAAATTTGACAGGGTGGTGGTGTAAACCTTATATGTACAGCAAAGATTTACCTCTAAATGGCACAGTGCTATATTTGGACTTGGATGTTGTTATTGCAGGTAATATAGATAAACTGTTCGAATATCAGCCTCACAAATGGTGTACAATTAGAGATTTTACAAGAGCTATGCGTCCTAAATGGAACAAGTACAATTCTAGTGTGATCCGATTTAAAGTTGGCGAACTAGATGATGTATGGCAAAAGTATATTGTAGATCCAAACAAAATAATAAAGAGATATTTTGGAGATCAAGATTACTTGTTCGATGCTGTAAAACACAATCAACCTTTATTGTTTCCTGACAGCTGGATATTAAGCTGGAAGTGGGAAGTAAGATCATCCAAAACACTATTACCAGGACACAAAGGTACAAGGAAATTACAAATAATAGAAGATGTAGTGCCACCTCCTGATTGTTGCATTACTGTTTTCCACGGAGATCCCAATCCTCACAACTGTGAAGATCCATGGGTGGTTGACAACTGGAAGTAAAGAGTGTATATTAAAACAATGAAAAATATCCAACGCATAGGCTTTGCATGCAAATACATGCATCCAGACCAAACGCAGAAGAAAAAACTGCTGGAGGAAATCCAGCGGCCACTAAATACCCGTAGCACAACAGTACAGTGGCTCAATAGACAAACACGTGATGTTGCCGAACAACGACTGTGGGACATCATGGTGCATAACATACAGTCGTATTACAACCTTATAAAATACGTAGGAGGATTACCTAATGCTTTACGAATGGTTAGATTGGGGAGTGATGTACTTCCTGTATTCACTGAGCCTACTTGGTGTTATTATTGGCAACGTCCTGATGTGGTCCGATATTGTGAGGAGCATTTCGCAAGGGTCGGCGCCCTCGCTAGGTCGCTTGATGTCAGGCTCAGTATGCATCCTGGTCAGTTTACTGTGCTGGCAAGTGATAATGATGATATAGTAGAGAGATCAATTGAGGAATTTGAGTATCACATCAACGTTGCGAGGTGGATGGGCTATGGCGTTAATTGGCAAGACTTCAAGTGTAACGTCCACATCTCAGGACGCAGAGGTCCAGCCGGTATCATCAACGCACTTCAACGATTGTCTCCAGAAGCAAGAAACTGCATTACTATTGAAAACGACGAAAACAAGTGGGGACTCGACGCAAGTCTCGAACTTGCCGAACATGTCGCACTCGTACTTGACATACACCATCACTGGTGCCGTGAAGGAGAATACATTCGTCCCACCGACGATAGATTTGCTCGCGTGATTGATAGTTGGCGTGGTGTGCGCCCTGTGATTCATTACAGTGTTAGTCGAGAGGATCTAATTGGCAATTATCCTACTAATATGCGCCCTAACATGGACTCTCTGTTAGAAGCAGGCTACAAAAAAGCAAAACTGCGAGCGCACAGTGATTATATGTGGAATAATGCTGTTAACGATTGGGCATTAGAGTTTTTACCTTATGCAGACATTATGGTAGAATCTAAATGTAAAAACTTGGCTAGTATTGCACTACATAAATACAGTATGGAGAAGAACAATGAACTATTTGAACAAGATGTACGGCAGAAACAAGCCGGACCAGACCCAATCATTATCTAATAAAAATCCTAATAGAGTTTTAGGTGGATTGCGTGGGCAAGGCGTCGATACTATGACCGTATTAGGTGAAGATGGTGCAGAACATGTTATTCCCAGTCAAAAATATGTACAAGGTTTAGAAGAAAAAATCAGATCTTCTGAAGCGCGGCTAACAGTATTAGAAAAACAACTTAAAAGGATTCTAAGAAATGATTAAGAAATGGGTAGATACTCGTATTAAAGAGCGCACATCATGGGACGGCATAGTTCTTATAGGAGCAGGTCTTGCCATGCTACTAGCACCAACTAATATTATTGGTTTAGGCTGTATTGCTTACGGTGCCTGGACTATTTGGAAAAAAGAAGATTAGAGTTTACCAATAGGGATGTCAGAACTAGCAGAAAAATTCCATTTCTGCTTTTGTTCTACACCCTTTTTTTGTGCAAATTTCTTACTATCACAGTTCTTACACACGTGAAAGTAGGAATTAGATAATCTTTTTGGATCCATATTACCTCTTTGTCTTTCAAATTGTTGATCACAGTTGTCGCATCTTAGCATAACCATGGTTATATACCTTGTGTAGTTATGTACCTTACCTAATTTGCTAGTTCTCGTGTGTTCTTTTTTAACAGTGTATTCTTTTAAAAACATAATTATATTTACATTAAGATTATAAAACGATACGATAAATACTCATATAAGGAGCAAAAATGAGCTTGATTACAGTTACTCCCCAGGCAAATAGCCAAATTGGAAAACTTTGTGAAGAAAACAAGTGCTATGCAATAACACTTAATATCAAAGGCGGAGGATGTGCTGGATTCGAATACGAATGGGGTGTTTCACAACAAGAAGAAATAGATAAACATGATTTTATCGTTACTTGTGATGAAGGCAACTTTGTTGTAGGAGCTCATAGTTTGATGTTCTTAGCAGGATCTGAAATAGATTATGTTAAATCTATTATAGGATCACAATTTGAAATAAAAAATCCTAATGCTCAAAGTAGCTGCGGGTGCGGAGTTAGTGTAAACTTTGACATGGATAGAATTCCAAATTTATAAACGGAGCAAAATTAAATGGCAAAACAAGAAGTAGATATTGGTGTTGAGGGCAATGACGGCACAGGCGATAGTATTCGCGAGTCGTTTCGCAAAGTAAATGAAAACTTTACAGAACTTTATGCTGTCTTTGGACAAGAAGGCAGTCTAAGTTTTCTTTCATTAGGTGACACTCCAGAAGCTTTTGCTGATAATAAAATTGTTACAACAAATGCTACTGGAGATGCAATAATATTTTCTAGTATTACATCAACAGATGGCACTATTGGTGTTGACTTAATATCAAATCCTGGAAACATTGACCTAACTGTTACAGCCATTGAAATTGTCCAAGACACTGTTGCTCCGACTTTAGGTGGACATTTGAGTGGTGAAGGAATTTTTGCAATCGGTGGCGTTGCTATTAGTGAGGCAGCGGCTGCTGCTCTAAGTAATCAGCCTGGTAGAGCAGAAATTTATACAATAGATGATCTTGTAATTACCAAAGGCTATGCAGACAGAAGATATATCACAAGTGGCTTACCTATTCGTGTTGCAGAAGAACCAGCAAGTGCTGAAGGATTTACTAAAACAATAGATTTTTACAATGGAGACGGTCATTTAGTATTTTCTAGCGGACATGGATTTGACAGTGGTGTAAACGGAACTCCATATATTTTCAATGCTGAAGATACAGATCCGACAAACTTAACTACTGGCACTACATACTATATTAGATACGAATCAGATACAGAACTTTCAGTATTCTTAGACAGAGTCTACGCAGAAGCTGAAAGTGATTCTTTTGCAGAGCCTTTCAAAGTTGTTGTTTCAGGTGCTATTGCTGCTGACGATACTCACACTATAACTGATGCTGCTTATGATGACAGCCTTGAAGGTAACTTCTTAAGTGATGTAGCAATGCCTCGTAAGAGTGTTGTGCGTAGAACAGGCGACACAATGACCGGTACTTTGACACTAAGTGATCATCCAGGCGACTTAGCAGGGTCTGGAACTCCAAATGGTCAAAGTGATTTACAAGCTGCTACAAAATTTTATGTAGACAATACTGCGTATAGTTCTCCAGAAGTACTATTTGTTAGCACAGCAGGTGACGATACAATGCAAGGAGTGCCATTTGGCAAGGAAGGTACAGCAAATACATATGCGTTTAGATCTGTAAATGCAGCAGCTAGAAGAGCAGCAGAAATTATAGAAACTGCTCCAGAAGAACCAGGACCTTATTTTCAAACACTGAGTTATGGTGCAACACCTATCACAGCAGGGACAGCAGCACAAGTAACAGCAGGCGGAGTAGAAAGTGCTGTTAATACAGGCACAAGGAACATCCTTGGAAACAATAGAAAGTTCTTACAAAAAGAAGTTATAGGGTACATTGCATTTACATATCCTGATTTTGCTTACAATGTTGAGTTGTGTGAAAGGGATTTAGGATTAATAATAGATGCTGTAGGATTTGACGCAACTAGAGGTGATACTGCAAACTTTTTATCAAGACAGGCAGCTAGAAGATATTACTCCAGCGTGAGTGGCAGAATTGCAATTACATCCCAATTAGAAAGAACAGATGATAGTTTTGCTAAACTGGGCGAGTTTATTCAGGCTGTATTAACAAACAGCCTTTTCAATCCAAAAACAGTAACAGCAATTACAAAGAAATCCGGTGATAATCCTGCGGTTGTTACAACAAGTACAGCACACAACTTGTCAGACGGCAATCAAATTATTTTTAAAACAGTGTCAGGCATGACTCAAATTATTGATGAAATAATTTATGTCAAAAAGATTACAGATACTACAGTAGAATTGTTTACAGATTCTACATTATCGACACCTTATGATAACAGTTCTTATACAACATTTGTAAATGATGGATCAGCACAGATTGGTGTAAGATACCAATCAAAGTTTGACCAGGACACAAGCATTTCAGCTCTTTCTCCTACAGACAATGGTTATATTGCAGTCACACAAAACATTAATTTAATTAGAAATATCATCAAGAATGGCATCAATGCAGGTGCAGACATTGCATATGGTAATAGATATCAATTAATAACTGATAACAGCAGTGCAGGGGAACTTGACCAAACTAACCCTGACAACGTTGATGCACTGCCAGGTAAAGTTATCAGAGGTAAACGTAGTGGTGCAATAGGTAGAATTATCACCTACACACAAAATACAGGTGGTACTACTTTCTTCCTTCAACCACTAGAAGCAAAAGACTTTGAGGCGGGAGAAGAATTAGAACTAGGAAATTATGTAAATGCAAAACAAGTAGTTATACGTGTAGAAGCAGGTATTTACGAAGAAGACTATCCTATTAAATTATCAAGAAACGTATCGCTCAAAGGTGACGAATTTAGACGTGTTATTATTCGTCCTAAAAGAAGAGTTTCTCAGTCCACATGGGCTGATACCTATTTTTATAGAGACAAAGAATTTGACGGTAATACTCTACTAACCACTGGTACGCCATTTATTAACCAAGTTGGACAAACCCAAGGCTATTTTGGTAGACACTATTTATTAGACAATACGAAAGCCCTTAACGTAGGTAATGCTATTAACAATTTAGGAAAGTATAATAAAGCCGCAGAAGTACTCAAATTAAATAGAGAATTTATCCAAGCAGAAGTTGGCGAATATGCAGATGCAACCTATCCTACACTATTTTCTATTGTAAGCAGAGCAAAATGCGAAAGAGACGTAGGACTAATTGTTGATGCTTTGGTAAACGATTTACAACGTGGAGGCGAAGAAGCTACACTAGAAGCACAAGGGGAATACTATGCAGGCGCACTTACTCCAGGTACAGAAGCAGAAACTGCTGATTCGATTGCACAAATATCTTCTATAGCAGCAGATTTACTTGCAGGCGTTGACCCAGCAGGAAGCGGATTTAACAGAGGATCAGTAGACGTAGATCTTACCCAAGGCATTGTGGAACCTGCGTGGTCAGCTGGTACAGATTATGCCCAAGGTGATTTTGTTAAAACTACTAGAGGTGTTACTAATTTCTATTATAGGGCATTAGTTTCACATACTGCTGAAGCAAGTGATCAAGATGTTGGTGGCAGCAATGACCAAGAATTAACAAACACCAATCGTTGGATAGCAGTTACAAGCAGCACCGAACAGGTTGGAGACTTAGTAGACAAAGTCAACTTTGCATTTGACTCTAACTATAATCCACCTAAGCGTAATGATGATGACGGTGTTGATGTCTTTATGATGGACGATGCTACTATTGTTAGAAACGTCACTGTGCAAGGTCACGGTGGCTTTATGTGTGTGCTTGATCCAGTAGGACAAGTATTGACTAAGTCACCTTACATACAAACAGCTACTAGTTTTTCTAGATCACGTAATGCAAAAGCATTTACAGGAGGCATGTTTGTAGATGCATTCTGCGGAAATATTCCTATGCGAGTATTAGGAAACTCTGGAAACAGTTCTACTTTTGGAATTACTGGAAGTAACGTAACATTAGATGCGTTTACACTTGTAGTAGAGTCCTTAGATGTAGGAGGCGAACCACAAGGATTGAAACTGCGTTTACCACAGTTACCTGCACCTTTCTATTTTGATGGTATTAGATACCAAGTAAATGCAATATCAAACTATGACAGCGGAACAGGTAAAGCAGTATTGTATCTAGATCCAAGTTCGGGCAATGACCTAGGTTGGAACAAGGCAGGCGCAGATAATGTTGGTGATCCAGGCCATGATGTTAATGATATTATACAAGACATTTTTTTACAAACTGCTGGTAACAGATCTATTTTAGGTAACGACTTTACACAAATTAACGATTTAGGATATGGACTTGTAACTACAAATGGTGCATTTTCAGAAATGGTTAGTATGTTTACATACTATACCCATGCTGCTTATTATGCAGCTAACGGTTCTGAAATACGTTCGCTTAATGGTTCCAATGGTTATGGTAACTTTGGTTTAGTTGCTGAAGGTGCTGACCCCAACGAAATACCAGACGAAGTTACAACACTTAAAAATATGGTGCAGCCTATTAAAGCATTTACCTATAGTGGTTTCACAAATGCTTCAGGTGACACAACAATAACTGTTTATGATTTCAAAGAAGCACCGATGTCAAACAGTTACATTTATATAGATCATGGCGGTGCAGTAGGACCACTTAACTATAGAATCAGCAGAGTTGAAAACCTAGCAGATCCAAATGGCGGCGGTATTGGTGGTTTCGGTAAGGGCGGAGCTGTTATTGCAACAGGTGTAGAGTCTGTTAACAATGCAAGTATTACAGGTACAATACCTTCAGTAACAAGTACTTTCTTAAATGTTAAACAAAAGAGCACTTCAGGTAGTGGTGTTGGTGCAGAATTTACAATAGCAGTTACAGCAGGCACACCTAACACAGCATTGTTTACTGTTACTGACGTAGGCTATGGATACACTGCGGGAGATACAATTACAATTGACGGTGCAGATATTGGTGGTGTATCTTCAACCAATGACCTTACTATACCAGTTACTTTAGCTTATGGTACAACACAAGGTACATATGTTGCTGCACAAAAATCAGGCAGTATTTCAGCTATAACACAGGCAAATCCTGTAGTAGTAACTAGCACAGGACACACACTTACAAATGGTGAGAAAGTTTATTTCTCAGGCATAAGTGGTATGAATAATCTTAATACAGAATCATATTGGGTAGGCAACGTTACTGCAAACACATTTGAACTGTACACTAATGCAAGTTTAACTGTTCCATTAAATGGATTGACTTTTGGTGCTTATACAAGTGGCGGTACATTCGAAACAAGCGGCGGCATAGGAAATCATGTATATAGATTAAGTTTACAAGAAGCCGGAAGTAATATCGATTATTATGGCGAACTACAAGATACTGTAACAAATAATACACTTATAGAATATAGACATGGCGAAAACTTTATATTTACAGGTGTTGCCGATTCTGAAGGGATTACTGAAAGACCAAGTACTGCTGTAAACTTTGATGAAAGTGACCTTGCTACATATAGAAGCACAGGCTTTACTCGATCAGATGATCAAAATCAATCTTTGGGTTCTGACGAAATTAGAGCTACCTTTGATGCAACATTTGGATTTGAAGAATTAACTGTTAAATTTGCAAAACTTACAACTACTGACCCAGATAATGGAGCAAAAACATTAGGGTCATTAGTAGGCGATACTAAAATTGCGATTGAAGCAATTAATGACGCAGATATAGAAACTAGACTAGTTACAGATGCGACAGATGCAACTAGTCAAACATTATTGCAGCCTGGAGATCCTGGTTACACAGGTGGTATGATATTTACTCATCAAGGTAAAACATTCCAAATTATAGATTATCAACCAGTAGACTATGGTACGATTACTGGTGCAACACAAGCTGATCCAGTTGTAGTGTCAAGCACGGGTCATGGGTTAAGCAATGGTGACGGTATAACTATTCGTAATGTAGGTGGTATGACTAATCTAAACGGTAACACCTTTTATGTAGGCAATGTAACTGCAAACACATTCGAACTTTATAGTGATAGCGCAATAACTAATACAATAGACGGCACAGGATATAATGCATATACCAGCGGAGGTCAATGGGTTGATGATGAAAGTGCTTGGTACATAGAAGTACAGGATTATCAAGCCGATGGCGCAGATTGGGACATTACAGGATCTGCTGCAAACACTGGTATAAAAACAGCATTTACGAAAGAACAAAGTTTATTCGCAGGACTACAAATTGGTACCACAGCTGAAATTACAATTAGTATTTCATTGTGTCGTGCTACAGGTCATGACTTTACACAAATTGGTACAGGCGGATTTAACACATCTAACTATCCTAATGTGCTTTTAGGTAGACCTACAGAAGATAAAGCACCTGCATATAGTGATGAAGACAATGCAAGTAAAGCTCAGGTATGGGAGCGAAGAAAAGGTAGAGTGTTCTTTATCAGCTCAGACGAAAACGGATTCTTCCGTGTAGGTAAGTATTTTGTTGTCGACCAAGCAACAGGTAGTATTACATTCTCAGGCGAAGTAGGTATTTCAAGAGCAGCATCTCTAGGATTTAAAGACGGTGTTGTTATTAGCGAATTCTCAAATGACGAACTGTTTACTGATCTAAGTGACACAGCAGTACCTACAGAAAAAGCAATTGCAAACTATGTTAGTAGAAGATTAGGTCATAATGGATCTATACAATTAACTGGTAGTTCTAGATTTGATCCAGGATTTATGGCTCTAGATGGTTCCACAAAAATGGAAGCCAATATGAATATGAATAGTAATAAAATTACTAATCTTCTAGATCCAACTGATGATAACGATGCTGCTACAAAAGATTATGTTGTACAAGCAACTACTAGTTACGATGAAATAGACGATCTAAGAAACGTGCTAATCCATGATAGGAACGGTACAGGGTTGGAACAAAAACAATTATTTGTTCCAACAGGATACAAGCGTTTAGTTGTCGATCCGTTAATAGGCACAATTGCAGACGGCGATACATTAAATGATGGCTCAAGCACTGCAACTGTAATTGCTACAGAAACTAGATTTGACTACGTTGAAAATAAAAACGTGCAAATTATAACCTACGATTTATTAACTGGGGCAGGTTTCAATACAACTCTAACTCCTGTTTACGTAGGACCAGGCGGTAGTCCGACTGCAACTGCTACTGTTTTAGAAAATCCAATAGACGAATTTGCAAATGCAAGTGAAAAAACTACTAGTGATATTAATATAACAATTAGTAGAAGCTCTAGTGCGCCTTATACAGAGGTAGATCTACAGATAGAAGCACAGGCAATTCTAAACAGTGACGTTAACGATGATGCAGAAATATCACAAGCTAAATTGTTAATGAATCGAGCAAAGCCTCTTTCAAGTAGTACAGGGTTGTATGGTACAGATGGAGATGCAGGAAGCATAGGAGAAGGTGATCCTGATGGTACTGGTAGAACAGGACAAAGTTCCAGAGGTTTGGCAGCATTCGAATATGATAGTTTTGCTGAAGATGTACAACTTACAGTTACTACAGCGAATATTACAGCAGATGCAGGAGATATACTTTACCAAGGTGATCCAAGCACAGGCACAAAACCAACTGGCTATGTTGTTAATTCTGTAATTAACCAACCCATAGTTATTATTAGAACAAGTGATGTTTGGGTTGATGACGAAACTACTCCTATTTACAAATCAACTGTTACAAATGGCGTAGCTGGAACTGCTACAAATATTTCAAGTACAGTGTTTTCAGGAGGCTATCTAAGATCTGGCTACATCAATCTAAAAGACAGAGGTGTTGCATTTGAAAAGCTCCCTAATTTGACTGGTGGAAACTTAGGCGATGACTATGGTGGTAGTGCTATAGGTAGAGCAACAGACGGCAACGGTGCTGCTGAAGAAGTTTCATTCGCAACAATCATAGACCAAGGTAGAGGTTTAGCAGACAGTGATTTTGGAACAGAAAGAGCTTATTACAGCAATCCTCCTACAAATACTATTGTAAATGACCCAGGTGATGTATTAATACAATATGGTACTCCAGGTGACGGTAACTACGCTTATACCAACATAGCGTATGATAACAGTAATAACTCTATTGCAAAACGAGACATCAATGGTAAAATACAGGCAACTGGTTATATTATTGGCGGTGTAAGTACACAGGAAATTTTGTCAGAAAGTTCTGGAACACTAAGTTTCAAAACTCCAGCACAAGGTACAATACTTACTGCAAGTGGAGCTACTAAGCCTACTTTAAACACAGGCGGTGCAATACGTGTAGGTGACATAGCAGCATATAGCGAAAGTAACTTACATGCTGCTAGTGATTTTGGTACTTCAGGAGGCTCAACTGAAACATCTGCACTAGCTGCTCGTTGGATTTATAGTTCGTTTATAGAAGCACCAGATGAAAAAGATGCAACAGGAACTGGTGTCGGTATTGGTGCAGGTATTGGTAAGACACTTGCTACTGCTGATACTATAACCTTTATAACAGGCGGTAACGTTGAAGCTAGGGTTACAACAACAGGTGTTGAAACAGATGATATAAGAAGTATAAGCACTAATACAAATCTAACACTCAGTGGTAATGGTACAGGTATAGTATATGTTAATGATAATTTAGATGTTAACGGTACATTTAGTGCAACTTCACTAGAAGCAGACAACATTAGTTCTGAAAGTTCAAATACAGATCTTACATTGAGCGGTAAAGGAACTGGTGTTGTGTATGTAAGTGATACACTTAAAACCACATCCATAACCACAGGGGCTGCTGCAACAGCAGGTACAATCACAGGAAACTGGACTCTTACAACAGGAAGTAAATTTGAGGCAACATATGCTGACTTGGCAGAATACTATGAAGCTGATGTAGAATATGAAGTAGGTACTGTTGTAATATTTGGTGGAGAAAAAGAAATTACAAGCAGCAAGGAACACCGTTCTACTAGAGTTGCAGGTGTTGTTTCAGAAAACCCAGCCTATGTCATGAACGCAGAATGTCCAGGTATAGCAACTGCTATTGCATTGCAAGGTCGTGTTCCGGTTAAAGTAATTGGAAAAGTACGCAAAGGTGATATGCTTGTAGCAAGTGCAATACCGGGCTACGCAATGGTTGATGCAGAACCTAAAGTTGGTAGTGTCATTGGTAAGGCTGTTGGTGAAAAACTAGACGGTGACAAAGGCATAGTAGAAGTTGTGGTAGGTAGATTGTAATGGCGCAAAAACCTAAACCAATTGTACAAACAACGCGAGATGGGCTTAAAGTAACTGTCTATCCCTCAAAAGGTGGCACTGGTATCATTATAGAACCAAAAACCGATAAATATAAAAAACAGGATTAAAAGATGGCCAATAGAATACCTTTAATAGTTGACACCACAGACAGCAATAAAATAAAAGAATTGCCCTCAGGAGATAATTTACAGTTAACAGGTAACGACATAATTGGTGTTGTTAACGTAACAGGTAGTGGCACATTAACTATAACCAATATTAATGCGACCAACATAACCAAGGGTGGTACTTCGCTCGCAGCAGTAGCCACAACAGGTAGTTACACTGATTTAGATGATACTCCGGTTAACATAAGTCATTTTACAAACGATAGTAATTATCTTGCACAGGGTAGTAATATTAGTTTACTTTTAAATAACGCAGGTTATTTAACTTCTGTAGCGTTTGCAGATGTTACAAGTAAACCAACCACACTTGCAGGATACGGCATAACTGATGCTGCTACAGCAACCCAAGGAGCTCGAGCAGACGGAGCAGTACTAAGAGGTGATGATATATCCACTCTTAATAATGATGCAGGTTATATTACACTAACACAAGTACAAAATGGAGACTTAACTGTAGATGTAAAAAACAGCGGAGATCTAGTTGGTAGTGTTTTTGGACAAGATTCTACAGTTTTAGTTGATGCTATTTTAAGCTCGATAAACACCACAGGCACAATACGTGGTCATACTACTCCTCACGTAAACGGAGTTTATGATCTAGGTGCTACTGATAAGCAATTTAGAAATGCATATGTAAGCGGTACAATAAATGGTAACACAACTGGATACCATACTGGAGATGTGAACGGAAGTGTGTTTGCAGACGATTCAACATTATTAGTAGATGGAGTAGGTGGAACTATTACAGGAACAATATCTAGTATAAACTGGATGGCAGCAAGTGACAGTTACTTAACTATTTCAAATGGTGGCTCTACTGGTCCGGGTCCTATACAAATTGTTGCATCAGCAAATTTAAATCTTTCTGCAGGCGCTGGACAAGTAATCAATGCAAACAGAAATATTGTAGCTGCTGAAGGCGTTACAGGTGATGTAATTGGCAGTGTGTTTGCAGATGATTCAACACTATTAGTAGATGGTGTAAATGGTGAAATACCAGGGTATGTAAAAATTGCAGATTTGAAAACAGCATTACAAGACGGTGCAGGCGACTATGCAGCATTTAAAGCATGGGTACTGGCAAACTTATAACGGAGACATAAATGGCAATTCAAAGCATAAACATAGGGACTATTGCAAACGACGGAACAGGTGATGATCTCCGTGTTGCATTTAATAAAGTTAATGCAAACTTTTCAGAATTAGATCAAAGAATATTACCAGGGGCAGACGGACAAAATATAGGTGCTGGTACAGGAATTTTTTATGTAAAAGATACTAATTACTTACAATTTAAAAGTTTAGTTGCAGGTGACAATATTAATTTGTCTAACACATACAATGAAATAACTATCACAGCCGACGCTATAAGCAATATTACTTTTAACTCCGATGTAGGATCTTTAGCATTTACTGGTACTGACGCTATTAATTTATTAGGAGGTCAAAATATTGACACTTCTATTTCAGGACATACTGTGACATTTGCAGTGGATGGAAACAATCTAGTTGTTCAAGATACATCACCTACGTTAGGCGGCAATCTTAATGCTAATACTTATAATATAAGTGGTGCAGGTACTATTACTGCTAGTTCTTTTGTAGGAGATTTAACAGGTTTAGTGTATGGTTTAGACATGCGATACTATACACAAAATGTACGTGAAGCACTCATTGACACAGATTATGGGTCTATTGACACAAATACACTAACTACGTTCGAACTTTTACTATATTTCACACCAATAGACTATGGTACATTTACAAGTCCAGAAGGATTAACATCAGACTACGGAACCTTTACAGATCCTCTATAGCGATAAATACATTGCAGAGGATCATTAAATGAGTTTATGGACTAAATCGTCAGGTATAAAATTAGCAACATTACAAGAAAGACAAACTACTACAGTAAGTTTGCCGCTTTCAGATTTATCAGCTGTTACTACTTTTATAAGTGGCAGCTTACCAGACGGTATGAGGTTAAGTGGTAATCAACTTGTAGGCACTCCGTATCAAGTTCCTAGAGATACAAACTATAAGTTTGTTATTAGAGCTACATTAGGTCCGATCCTAGAAGATAGAACATTTGTAATTGAGGTGCAAGGCCCAGATAAACCTGTTTGGATTACAGAGGAAGATTTATTACCTGTTGGTTTAGAAGGACAATACTTTATTTTAGATAGTGCGCCAGTTGATTTTCAATTAGAAGTAATAGATGCAGACACCAGTGCAGGACAAACTTTAGAATATTGGATAGGAAGTAGAGACGGAGAGTTACCGCCGGGTGTACAATTAACGCGAGATGGTAGACTTGTAGGAATAGTAGATCCTATATTATCGTTAGAAAAAGATATTAATACAGGTGAATATGACACAGGCCCTTATGATGCGCAAGGAAAAACTCCATTTGACTTTGCTGTTCGTCCCAATAATGGCTACGATAGTTATTTTTATGATATAACACTTTATGGGTTATCTGTACCGACCAAAACGCCAAAAAAATTAAATAGGTTTTATCAATTTACAGTAAGCGTTAGTGACGGTGATACAATAGAAAAACGTACATTTAGAATTTATGTTGTAGGTGACGACTTTTTTAGATCAGACACAACTATAATGCAAGTAGGAACAGGCATATTTACTGCCGATGTTACCAATTTACGAACTCCTATTTGGATTACTCCTAGAGATTTTGGTTATAGACGAGCTAACAACTATATTACACTAGTTTTAGATATCATAGATCCTAACACACTAACAGGCCTTGTTGCTTATAACCTAGAGTCAAAAAATGATGACGGGTCCGACAGCGAATTACCGCCAGGACTAGCACTAGATACAATAACAGGTGAAATAGCAGGCTACACGCCCTACCAACCAGCAGTAACAAAAGAATACAAGTTTACAGTAAACGCAAGACGTTTTGAAATAGATCAAGAAAATATTCAGTTTTTACAATTTGTTTTTGAAGACACACCTGTTAATTCGTTAAACTTGAAACTTAACAAACTAGGGGAACACGCCAATAGAGCAGTAGGACAAAATTTTAATATAGATGGGTTTGCTTACAAAGTACAAAGCATAAACACAACTAACTCAGAATTTGATACTGTTGTATTAGACAAAGTTTTACATAAAACATTAACCAAAGGTACATCGATTGATCTTGGTACAGTAAGTATTACTTCTACAGAAATAGCTGAAAAAGCAAAAACATTTACAATTAAACTACTAGGTGAGGTAGATAGTGTAATAAGATGGCTAACTCCTGAGAATCTAGGTAGTATAAGTTCTAACTATGTTAGTACATTAGCAGTACAAGCAGAAACTACAGTTCCGAATGCAAGACTAATTTACACGCTAGAAAGTGGAACACTTCCACCTGGAATATCTCTTTCTTATGATGGCGAGCTGATAGGTAAAATAAACAGTTTTGGAACAAGTGATAAACCTGGATTAACAGTATTCGATAACCAACAATTACTACTCGATGCTAATACTACTTCAATAGATAGAAACTTCAAATTTACAATTAAAGCCCAGGATCAATTTGGTTACAGTGCTATACAAAGACAATTTAATATAGTCGTTAGTGATCCTGATGATAAACTCTACAGTAATATTTTTGCTAAACCGTTTTTAAAAGAAAGCAGTAGGGTAGAGTTTTCTAATATAGTAAACAATCCGGATGTATTTTTACCAGAATACATCTATAGACCAAACGATCCTAATTTTGGACTTCAAACAGAAATAAAAATGCTAATGTATGCTGGCATAGAAACCAAAGAAATAAGTCATTATGTTGCAGCAGCAGCAAAAAATCATAAACGGAAAAAGTTTATTATCGGCGATGTAAAAACTGCGGTTGCTAAAACACCAGGTACAAATGATATTGTTTATGAAGTTGTATATTTAGAAGTTATAGATCCTTACGAATCTAAAAATGGAGACGTAAAGAAAAAAATTAATGTTGTAAACAGCAAACAATTAATTAATCAAGTTAAATATACTGTTGAAGACGAACTATACGATTCTGATCCTGCTACACTAAAAATAACTACAAGAGCAGAAGGCGAAGTAGATTTAACTTTTTATAAAGCATTGCCTATATTGACTAGAAGCGGTATAGTAAACTATCAAGTAGGAAGCACGTTTGATGTAATACTACAAGACAATTCAGTAGTTTCTGCAACACTAATTCCAGGCAAGCCTAAGACTATGAAACTTAGACCTACACCCGCAAACGTCATTACAGTTGACTCGGATGCAATAACAATAGACGGAGGCAATGATGTAGTTAGATACATATCTAACATTAGTCATATGCGTGATGCAATCAAGGAACTAGGCGAAACAGAAAAAAATTACTTACCTTTGTGGATGCGAACACCGCAAACTGGAAGTGTAAACGAACTAGGTTTTGTAAATGCTATTCCATTGGTATATTGCAAGCCAGGAAAAGCAAGTATAATCAAAAACACAATAGATTATTTAGATATCGATTTTGCTCAATTTAACATGGATATTGATAGATATATAATTGACAGTACGACTGGCAATTCTGAAGAACAATATATCGTTTTCGCTAATTATAAGTTCAACATTTGATATCGATAAATAATATGCAGGAGAAATAATAATGGCTAGTAATATAAATTCGACAGATATTGATGCAGAATACCCAATAGCAGGTCAGGACAATGACTCACAAGGGTTTCGTGATAACTTTAGTACAATAAAAAACAGTTTAGCAACAGCTAAATCAGAAATAACTGACTTGCAGGATAATGCTGCAAGAAAAGATAGTGCAAATAATTTTGCAGGCAATGAAATACGACAAGCTGACTTTATAGAAGTCACTGAAAAAATTTACTCCACAGGAAACATTACTGCTAGCCAAAACATAAGTTTCGAGAATGGAAACTATCAAACCCTGCAAATTGGTGGAGACATTACTTTAACACTTGCTGACTGGCCGGATGCAGGTAAAATGGGTAGAATTCGTTTACAGATTACATCAAATGAAGACGGTACACCTAGAACAATAACATGGTCTGCTAACCCTGGCGAAATCAAAACAGGTACTAGCTGGCCTGTATCATTTCAAGTGAGTTCGCAAACTAATCCTGTAATTGTAGATTTTTGGACTGTCAACGGTGGTTTGATTGTATTTGGACAATATCATGGACTTTTTGACTAATGTTTAATCCTCTAGTAGATTCTTTCAACGAACTTAGTGATAATGAAATAGAACAAAAGATTGTAGAACTATCTAGAAAATTCTTTATGTCTCACAATCCGGATGTACAGACACAAATTTCTAACATATTAGAAATGTACAAGGAAGAAATGCGATCAAGACAAGCAAAACAAAGAATAAAAAATCTTGAACAAAATGGCGAAAATGGTCTTGACAATCTGATTAATATCAGTTAATATGCATATATGCTAATGAAAACAGACGACTTAGGTATCCCACGATTCTCTAATCGAGATTTAATCGATATGATCTATTCAGGTCATGCGGATAAAGTACACGTGGTGTTGTGTGATGCAAACGACGATGTTGACAAGTTTAACACAGCAATGGAAGAACAAGGCCTTCCTAAACTGCAAAAGTATATCCCATTAGATGTAGATCAAAAGACTTTTGACGGTGTATGTCAGGGTGAATGGTTTATGCCTGATGAATATAAACGCCTTAATGTAGAAGAATATGTAATAAACAAATGTGAATCAGACATAGAACAACAAAGAGCATTTGCAGAATTACATGAATTTCACAGACGTGGTATGACGGACTTGTTACGCTATATGGTTTATCTTGTAGACTTTATGCGTGAGAATAACATTGTGTGGGGTGTAGGACGTGGATCAAGTGTAGCAAGTTATGTGTTATACTTAATAGGTGTTCATAGAATCAATTCAATCCAATATGACCTGGATTGGAGAGAGTTCTTAAGATAAGTAGTAATATAAAGGAGGTATGTACAATGCCAATGAAACAAACAGGACGTAAAGTATATAGATCAATGAATGGTAAACAGATCGATATGGATTTACTGAGACAACGTAACGAGCTTACTCCTGCTGTAGGTAATGCTAAAGTTAATGCAAGAGGCGACGAGCTAGGAGCAGGTGGTAAAATTGTTCGTAAAAGAGAAGATGTAGTTAAAGATTATTACGAAACACAAAGCAAAGTTAAACCAGAAATGGCTGTCAAAAAGGATCAAGCTCAAAGTACTCAGCCCACTGCTGCTGAAATTGCAGAATGGGAAGAAGACGATGACGGAAACTTTGTGAAGAAATAAGAGGAAAAAATGGCTATACACCTTAATAAAATAAAAGGCAAACTGACTGCTATTGGTAATCGTGTGCTTGTCACAGACATGGATTTTGGCGAGCAAAAGACTGCTAGTGGATTAATTATCTCTAGTGACGATGGTAAAACTAGAGGCATCTATCCAAGATGGGGCAAAGTCTATGCAAAAGGACCAGATAATGATGATCCATATAATGTAGGCGATTGGATTTTGGTAGAACATGGAAGATGGACTAGAAGTGTGCTACTAGAAGATAACGATGTAGATTTAGAAATTCGCATGGTAGAAGCTGAAAGTGTTTTAGCATGGAGTGACATTCCACCTAATACAGGATTACGAATCGGTGCAGAGTATTCAGATGGCGAACATGCAACAATCGATCCTAGTGCATTTGTCAACACCTAGTCTAAAAGCAAAACTTAAAAAACTAGATGCTGTTTATCATATAACAGAAGATGTTGAAATGCGTTATAAGATAATGAACGCAGAAGATGAAATAAAACAAGAACTTAAAAGAAGAGGCATAAATGACAAATCCATTTAAAGATATTGACACTTTTCACATAGCGTGTGATCAAGAGCCATCAGAAGCAAACTATGATATGTATCTCGGTCTTATTGCAGAGGAATACACTGAACTTGCAGATGCTATAGCAGCAGATGATCGTGTAGAACAACTTGATGCACTGATCGATATTTTAGTTGTTACCATGGGTGCTATTCGTGCTGGCGGCTATGACGGAGAAGGTGC